AGATGCCGTAAGAATCTCAATCTCTCGGGCAGCTTCCATTTGCAAATCACCCCAGACTGATACTCCTTTGCTAGCAGTATCACGCAATCGTTTAACCAAGTCGGATTGAGCCACCGGCTCGGCTTGCTGCTTGGGTGGGGCAACTTTTTTGATTGCCTGATGTACAACATGGAACATGGTTTCGTAGTGGCCGTGCTTTCCCTCCTGCATTTTTTCGTCATACAAATCTTGCACAAAGCGATTCAGTTCTGTTTTGTCATACGCCACCGGCTCCTGCTCTGGCTGCTCTAGTGTCATTCTGAAATCTCCATCAGTGCGTGTTTAGCTTTCTCCATCCACCACAACGCTTCGCCACCATCTGCACAGCTTGATGCGAAGTACAGTCCACCATCTGCATCTTCGCCAATTACCCATACGCGCTTTGGCTTGGCGTCAATAGCGGCTTGCAGGACACGTTCAACATCTAAATCTAGCGTTGTTATAACCGGCAGTACGGTTACTTTTTCGATGAGTTTCATGGTTACTCCTTGATGCCGTGGGCGGCTTCTGTCCTGCGAATAGCATCCATACGATGCTGCTCAAGCTCTTGCCTGTAAGCAGGCGCGGAGCGTTTAACTACTCCATCAGGTGCAAAGACTGGGCCAACATACGCAATTGTCTTTGCCTGCTCATCCGTCAGCGGCTTGCGCTGTGCTGCTTTTTTACCGTCGGCAAAACCGCTTTGGTATGAGACCAACAGAGCAGCCTCATACTCTGCAATGTAGACCTGTGCGTCGTCATCGTCCAGCTTGGCTTGCGCTGCTTGGCGCTTTGATTCAAATCCTGTCATCACATCCCCTCATCGGCCAAGAACTCGGCCAAGATTAAAAGAAATAATTGTTTCTGATTAGCAGTTGCGTTCATAGTTTTGTCCCAGCAATAACTGAATTCATTTGGCCGTGATAAGTAATCGTCAATCGCGGCAAGGCCGTAGTGACCTAGTACGTCGTCTAGGTACGCCTTTTTTGCGATGGTCTCTGCGGCTTTGCGTACCTCCGTGCTGATCGGGCCATAGGCAAGGTGTTCGTCATTGGGGTGGATGCGGTAGGCAACTTGACCGCCTTCTGATTGCACATCGGTCAAGCTCACCGCTGGATACCACTGACCACTAAGGGCTTGCCATCCAATCCTCGCCCCACGGGCGGCAGCATGTAGTAGGCGGCTCATTTACATCCCCTCGTCGGCCAGTGCTTCGGCCAAAATTAAAAGAAATAGACTGCGCGTCAGTCGGTCTTTGTTTTGCTGCCATTCGTGCATCATGTTGTTTGCGTAATTTGCAACGATTGCACATCGAATAACAAAATCATTCATGTGCTCTGAGTCTATGTACAACCATAACTCGCCATCGCAATCCCGCAGCGCCGTACTGACCGGGCCATATTGAAGGTGGGCGTCATTCGGGTGGATGCGGTAGTGGCGGATAGTGTCAACCAAAAGAAGTTGTCCGCTTGTTTGCCACACGACAGAATCATTCCATTTTGTCTGTATCCTCGCCCCCCGGGCGGCAGCAAAAAGTAGTCGGCTCATGTCAAATACCCCGCTAAGAAAAACAACGACACCATCGCAATCAGCGCGAGGGCAATGGCAAGCGCGGCGTCCAGCCAGCTGTACTTGAAGAGGTTTTCAATCTCATCGTCTTTCATGTCCGACTCCCCTTGCTTGGCAAACTGAACGCCACAAGGCTGCCGGCCCGGGGCACTTGAGCGGTGGAGTCGCCGTCGCCAGTGCGGTAGACGTCGCGTTGCCACAGGTCGTTGTCCGACGCGCGGACTTCGCCGGGGCGCCGTTGGCGCTCCACGTATGCGCCCATGATTGTTTTGGTCTTTTTTTGCAGCTCTATGGCCGCAGGGCGCACCATGTGAGTGGGGGTCCGGTTGACCTTAATTTCATCTAGGATGCCCATGTTTGTTTCTCCATCAGTTTCTGTTTGTAATGAGCGGCTTTTTCGCCGTCGTCGGTGCCGGGTTTGCGACCGGCTCGCATGGCGTACTTGATGATGTTGCCCTTCAGGTACCCTTGGAATTCTTCCGGCGTCAGCACGGCTTCCATCACGGCCCAAGGTTGCATCGGCATGTCTTTGTAGTGGGTGCCGCCCACTTGCGTTTCGTCTGCGTTCATCAATCAATCTCCTTCATGTAGTAACTGGTTTCAAAGCCGTCGCCGCGCAGGGGCAAGCCGGGCGCCCATGCAATCGGGCGGCCCATGATCTTTTCTGCTTCTTTCAATGGGCCTCCTCTCATCTCCATGATGATCTCGTCGTGAACCGTGGCCAACTGCCTGTAGCCCTCGTCATCCAGCGCCAGCATCGCCTCGGCCAAGCAGTCGCGTGCCACTGCCTGAGTGATGTTCTCCACCAGCTTGCCGCCGTATGTAGACAGGCGAGTCCACTGCTTGGTCTTCTGGTCCTGACCCTCGTATGTCAGTGACCCGGCTCTGGCCACAACAAACCCGCCGCGCACAAGGTCTTCTGACTCGATCCGCGGCTTGACATAGAACAGCTTGCGCTTGCTTGGCAATTGGATTGTCAGGAAACCTGACTCGTAGGCAAACACCAGAGACGTCCTCTTGCCAGCGATGGCTAGTGTGGCCGACCCTTTGCCCAGCACCGCTTCCTTGGCTGCGCGTTCGCACGCGTACCAGAACTGAACGATCTCCGGGTTGGCCGCACGCCACGCTTCCTTGATCGGCTCAAGCTCGTCCTCGGTCAAGCCCATCTCCAACGCGCCCATGGTCTTGAGTGCGCCGGCCCCGCCTTGATAGCCGAGTGCAAGCTCGGAGATCTTGCCCTTCTGTCGGTACGGCGATTTCTTCGTGACGCTGCCGGCCGGCAAGTTAAACATTTGCTCAGCCGACGCTTCGTAGATCTTGCCGTGTGTGGCAAACACATCAAGGCGCCACTGGCACCATGCCATCCAAGCGATCACACGGGCCTCAATGGCGCTGAAGTCGACGATGATGTACCTACACCCCTCCCGCGCGACAAACGCGGTCCTGATGAGCTGTGAGAGGGTGTCAGGCACATTGCCAAACAACAGCTCAAGGGTTTCGTAGTCGCGCTTCTTCAACAAGTTGCGGGCCAAGTCAATGTCACGCAGTTTGTTCTGCGGCAGGTTCTGCACCTGCACCAAACGACCAGCCCAACGGCCGGTGCGGTTCGCTCCATAAAACTGGGTCAAGCCTTTGACCGAATCATCTTTGTCAGACATGGCCCGGGCCATGGCGTGGTACTTGGACACGCTTGTCTTGGCCATCTCTTGGCGCAACTCCAGCACGCGTCGCACTATCGCACTGTCCGTAGATTCAAGAACCTTGGGCACGCTTTTCTTGGTCAGGTCAACGATCGTGTCGTCGTCCTCTTCTGTCTGCAACCATTTGAGCAACTGGTCGCGGGAATTGGGATTGTCTAAACCTGTAAGAGCGATGGCCTCCGTGGTCATCCTCTCTTTGAATATGCCGTCGCACTCGATGGCGGCGTTGACCAACTCGCGGTCGACCTTAATCCCAATGCTCATCATCCGTTGATCAAGGTGCCACAGCTTCCACTCTTTGTCGGGCACCGGAAACTTTGCAATCCGTGTTGCGATCTCGCGCTCTGACTCAACGTCACGAGCACAGTACTCTTTAAACAGCGCCCACTTGTCCGGATCGTGGTGCGGTAGGTTGCGCGTGCGGCCGCCGTTCTTCAAGGTAGGTTTGCATGGCAGGCAAAAGTAGCGGATCAACGCCCAACCTGATGCCAGCTTTTGCTTGTCGGCTCCAAGGCCTAACACCTTGCCCACTTCGCCAAGGTTACCGGGCAGGCCAAGGTACAGCGCATGCACGCTGGTGCAACGCCACTGCTCTCGCTCAAGGTTGGCGTCAAGGATCCTGTTCAAGCAAGCTATCTCAAACGCTGCGTTGTACGCAGTCTTGGTAACCTCTGGGTCGTACAGTTTAAGAAAAAGCCAATAAGGTAGTTTCTCCCCGCTGGCAAAGTCAATTACTTCAACCGCTTCGTCATCAAACGCGTAGGCAAACAACATCACTTCGAAGTTGTCCGACTCAACGTACTTGTGCACGCCGCACTTTTTCAAGTCGACATCGCTGTACGTCTCAAGGTCAATTCGTAGTGTGGTCATTTGTTTTGATACCGGTAACGTGCTCCGCCACAAAGTAACGGTGGGCATGTGGTTGTGCAACTGGGTAGGTTCAACTTTGCCAATGCGATCAATCCAACCTATTGTTTTGAGAGCCCTGACCCCCGAAACCCAAACATTGGGATGTAAAGACTCTGGTCGAACAAGGCCCCGGTCTTTGCAATACGAACGGAATGCGTCGCCCTGCACTTCGCGTTTACTCATCAACAGTTCTTCAGCAAAAGCCAAGTACTGTTCAACAAACTCAGGCTCTACGGAATACGCTTTCTCCCAGCACTTATCTGCTAAGACCATCGCCGCCTTCATGCGTTCACTAGTCATGTCACTCGGCAGGCCGCATGTCGATGAACACTGGAGTGGCATCGCCAAGCCAAGCACCGATGGTGTTGAATTCAAAAAACTCTTCTGCTTCTTCTCTGGTCATGTCTCGCGCGTAGATGTCTATCACTCGAGTCCGGTCGTAAGCAACAACCGGGTCCATCCCAAATCGGTCAGCAACACCCAAAATCGCTTCGTCAAAAACGGCCGGTTCCAAGAAGATCAAGTCCTCGTACATTTCAGCTAATCGATTTCGGGTTGTCATCTGTTTACTCCGTGGGTTTGTTTTCTGACAGTTGGAACAGGGCTTGGCCGCGGATCTCCGCGTAGAGATCTGCGACCTGCTCATGAGGCAACTTGCTCAGAGCCAGCAACACCAGATCAACTCCGGCGGGGACCATCCTGATCGACAGGACTTGGGGTTTAGTTTCTTCGGTCATGATAGGAAGTCATCCTCAACAGCAGTGAAATCATCGGCTGCGTTGGACACGCCTCCACCCAGAGGCTCGCCTTCGGCCAGCTTCTGCACGTTGTTCAGGTAGAACTTGATGCCCTTGTTGCCGTCGACGTTGTACGCAGCTGGAATGATCGAGATGCGTCCGTAGCAGCCGCTTCT